ATATTTTATATTGTTTGTAATAAATAATTAATTATATTGTTTATAATAAAAAATGAATAACTTAAATATTCAATTTAGTCATTATTAATTTTTGATTGTTTAAAACCTTTTCAAGTTGTTTATTCAAAAAATCCAACTTAATATTTATATTTAAATTAAACTCACCATTATTTTCTTGTGCTATAAATTTTTTGACACTGTTATGTGTTGAATTAGTATTGACATTAGTTGCTAAACTGCTAATTAAATCCTCTATATTCATTATTTTTGTTTTCGTAGTATCATTATTTATGGTAGCTTTTTCTAGGTTATTTACATTTTCTTCGCTAATTAAAGGCGCATCAAATTTATCTAGATCTACTACTTCTAATTTTTGTGGAAGAGGAAGAATAGTATTTCGTTCTTTTTGTATTCTCTCAAGTAGTTCATTCATGCTATTGTTTTCTAATGGAACATCTTTTGTATCTCTGAAATCAATTGTTTCAGGAACTTTTTTAGTAATTAAATTGGTAAAAGACACCTTTTTCTGTAAAAATTCTTTCTCAAATTCCTCTGATTTCTCATTCTTATAAACATCTTTTATATCAATCGGTGTTAATAATGACTTCTTGAAATTATTAATATCTAACATAATATTTTGTAAAATGATCTTATTTAATTGTGTAATAATATTTTTAGAATCACCCGTTCTATAATTACTTGACACTAACTCTTTATTTTGACTATTTACTTTAATTATAGCGTTCTCAAAAATAGCTTTTATATTTGGAAACATAGACTCCGGAATACTAACAAATGCTTTATTACTTGATAATATATTCCATAAAAGTTCTTTATTTTGCTCACTTAATAATATATTTGACATAATATAGTATTAATATATTAACTTTAATTCAAAAAATACTATTATTAATTTTATAATAAATCTATTTTTATAGTATCATATATTAGTTAAGTATGTTTGTTTTATTATTACTTATTCAAACATTATTTTCGTATATTGTACCAACAAATAATCCAAAAACACTAGTTCATTTACATTTAGAAAAATTTAATAATGATTTAAATTTGTATCATATTGGAATTAGTTTTAAAAATGAAGATACTATTATAAGATACGATTACAGACCATTTTGCGAACCAAGTAAATGTGAATTTAAGACAATTAATAGTATTAGTGTTTCTAGTATTGGTGTTTCTAGTACTAGCGTTATAAATAATGAAGTTAGATTTATTGACAAACTATATAGATTTTATATACCAGAAAATGTCCCTAATAAAACTATTTATTGGGGTGAAACTAGCAAAACATTGACAGAAGTTGTTGAATTTGAAAAAACTCTACAAAAAAAATATATATTAGGTATTAATGATTGTCGCCATTATGTGAATCGTTTTTCCAGATGGGCACTAAATAAACGCACTCCTATTTGGAAATTAGATAAATTATGGAATCAATCATATACGTATTTTTAAGTAGTTATTATTTTTCAAAATAAGTATCCAATGTTCTTTGAATTAATCGCTTGGGCGGAGGCTCGCCATTTATATATGCGTTCATACGATTATTAAAAGTTTTGAAACTTAAAAGAATAAGAACAAACACAAATGCTATAAATAAGACATCAAAAATATCCTTTTTAACAAACCTCATCATATATATTATAAAATTATAATTAATTTATATAATTATAATTATATATAGTAATCTACTTTTTACTTATTCCTAAAAAACTTCTTCCAATTTTGCTTGTAACAAACATTCCAAGTCCAGAAGCTATTTGAAAATAAAATATATTAGTTTTCTTGGTACAGCAAAGTAAATAACCAGATAAAATAACAAAAACTAAGAAAAACATCCAAAACAAGCGAGTATAAAAATTGACGAAACTTATTACCTAATTAGAGATTGCGAAAGGATTAGGATTCTGTTCCTTGTCGTCCTCCAAGTTAATCATATTCAATAGTTCATTTCTTTGTATATCATATTTTTTCTCAGCTTTATTACGAATCATAGTGTTTTGTATATCTCTAAGAAGATAAATAGTGCTTCCCATAGGACAGCAAAACCAACCCATGACGCATCTAAAATTAATAATTTTACGCTTGGGGATTTTGTTCGTTGGCTCCATTACTGCTTTGCTGTTGCTATAATATAAGGGTGATTATCCAAAAACTATTTCAATTTTATTTATACAGACCATTTTTATTTAAAAATTGATTTATTATTATACTAGCTTTGTTTATAGTATAATAATATGGAGTTATCAAAATTAACTAAGTCAGAACTTCTAATAAAATGCGAAGAACTTGGAATTAAAAAATGTAAATCTAAAAGTAAAGATGATTTAGTTAAATTAATTAAAAGTTTGTCTAATGAAAATAGTGAAGCATTAGTTAGCGAAGCATCCGTTAGCAAAGCATTCGTTAGCGATAATAATGTTGTTACTACAACTATAAATAACCCTAGCATAACTGTTGAAAATATGTGCGGACTTGAATACTTGAAAACATTGGATCCCAACTCTATTGATTTAATATTAACAGACCCACCGTATATTATATCTAAAACAAGTGGCCTAGATAAGCATTACAATAATGTTAAATACAATGAAGAAAACAATATTAATGAAGTTAAAACAGAAGAACAATGGACTAACTATAAAGAGCAAAACGCTATAGAAGATGATTCACAAAAAAACAATTATATAAAATATGGTTCGCTATATGGAAAAAAATATTGTGTGAAAACTGATTATGGAGATTGGGATAGTGATTTTACTTTGACTATTTTAGAAAAATTCATTGAACATTATTATAAAGTATTAAAAAAAGGAGGAACATTAATTATGTTCTTTGACTTATGGAAAATCACAAACCTAAAAGATTTACTAGAAAAATATAACTTTAAACAAATCAGATTTATTGAATGGATCAAAACAAATCCACAACCAAGAAATAGTAAAGTAAATTATTTAACAAATTGTAGAGAGATTGCGCTATTAGGTGTTAAAGATGGTTGTCCAACATTTAATAGTGCGTATGACAACGGAATATATCATTACCCATTACAAGGCGGAAAAAATAGGTTTCATCCTACACAAAAAAGTTTGGCACTGTTTGAAGAACTCATTAAAAAACATTCGAAAGAAGGCGATACAGTATTAGATACATTTTTGGGGTCAGGAACTACAGCACTAGCATCCAAAAACACTAAACGCAACTTTAAAGGATGCGAACTTAGCAAAGCATATTATGATAAAATAGTACCACTCTTATAAATTGTTAATTGTAAAATGTGCTTCAAACAATGTAAGCAATTTTTCAAAACACCAGCGAAATTTAATACAATCACGTTTATTATGAACTTGAAATTCACCAATAGTTATTCCGTCTATGCTAATAGAAGAGCTTTCATTCCATAATTTATTTTTTACATTATGACTAAATTTAATAGTATAATTTGACCAAGTTATATGCTCTTTTAATACTATAAGCGCCAATAAATTTTTATGTTTATTATAATAGAGTATAGGACAGTCAAAAGTATTTACACTATAGACTTCTAATAAATTAGCAATATTATTTATAATATAATATTTTATTTGCTCTAAACTAGTAATTGGATCTAGTGCGAAAAATTCACAAAACTTCTTGCGCGAGGGTTGCCCTATAACTTGCGGACAAACTTTCCCATCTTTTTTGCTTGTTTTAGCACTTAAATGGATGTTTTTGTCATCTACACATTCAAAATCGTATTTGCTTCCGCGACTGGCACAATGTTTAATAGTATAAGGAAATACATTTTTTAAATTTGTAAATTTGTTTTTGAGAGAATGGGCATGTTCTAAACTATATTTGTAATTTCCATCATAGGGTGTTTCATAATATAAGCATAACGCCATTTCGAATATTTTACCCAAATCTTCTGTAAGCACTTTTTTGGTTGTTGCTGTTGTCATAATTGATTATTATTGTTATAAGTCTAATACTAATAATAATCTTTATTTCAATTTTAATTATACATACCGATTTTATTATTTAAAAATTGATTTATTATTATACTAAATTTCATAGTAAGTATAATAATAAGCACAATGCCTTTTACAAAAGCAACCAAGTTTTTATATAGCAAGACGCTATTTAATATGTTATTTTTAAATGAAGTGGGACCTCTTGGGCGCTGGAGTCAAGAACGATGTGCTATTAAATTAAATAAGAAAATAGATTTGGCAAATGAAGACAACTGTGGTCATTATATATTAACTAAATTAGATTTGACTAAGACAAATAATACTAAAATTTCTAGGGTTAGTCCATATTTAATTTCCGAACACGAAGAGCATGAGCAAACAAAACATTAATTATTAAAATTACTTAGTAAATAGCGAACTCAATTTGATATGCGCCTCATTATAATATTTTTTCCTATATTCTCTCATAGTTTCATCTTTAATGCGCGTAGTTTTAAAATAATTATATGTTTTATTTTCTTGTAATAATTCTATTATAAAATATAACGCATACATCCCACATTGTCCATCGCTAAATTGATGTGTGAAACCTTCATTATTATCTGCTATTAACTTAATATTTAAATTATGTGCTTGATTTACTATTCTCTCAATTAAAACTTTAATTTGTTTTGGTGTTTTAGTTCCATTACTATCAAAGTAAAAAATAAATTTTTTAGATAAGTCTATAAATAGTGCTATCCAGTGTTGTCCTGGTTTGTTGTGTGGATCAGTATTAAATATTACACCTATTTTACTAATTTTATTTTTTATATATTCCTCTAAATTAAAATTACATAATTGCTCCCATACACAAGTTGAAAATAATTCTTTAGAATCAAAATCTATTGGTGATGGTCCAATAAATTTGAAATTTTTATTAGATTTTTCATATTGCCTCATTATTTTTATTATATCAACACTAGATAACCAAGTATTTGGTTTATTTGACCATGCTTCTGGAGAGAAAGGTTTAAATATTTCTTTTACTAGTAAATCACTGTTATTAACTTTACTTAATGGGGTATTTTTCAACCAGCATAATTCATCATAACATTGCTTATCTAATTTGTTCTTAAAAAACTCCCATATTTCTTTGCTATTATTTGTTACTATTTTATCACTATTATTAGCATTCCATACATTTTTAAATACTTGTAGGTTGCTTCTGGAGTAGCAAGTGTAATCTTTTAATTCTGGATCTATATTTTTATTTTGATATGGCGAACATTTAAGTTTGTTAAATTTACGACTTATTTTATGTTTCTGTTTCTGCTTATACGAACGCATTTTTTGTGATGTTTTTGATACTAAATGCTTTGTTTTAGTAAATTTTTTATGTTTGTTGTTTTTTACATTACTCATATTAATTATTGCTTTACTAATTAATATATAATTATAAAAAAATTATTCCCTTTTTTGTGGAAGTATCTTCTTATTATATTTATTTGATTTTCTGACAACAAATAAATCTAAGTTTGATATTTTTTTTGAAGTATCATTTTGAGGACACATACAATTAATTGTTTCGCTAGTTATATTAAAATCACTCACTATTTGATCATTTAAACTGCTATTTGAATAGTCTTTTAATTCGTCTTTTATTATGTTCTTCATTTTTTTTTCTTTTAAATGTAGTATTAAGTTTAATACATACAATAAATAATATAATTTGTATTTTTCGCCTATATTATTATTTGTATTACTAGTATTAGTCGATAGTTTTTCTAGAGTGGAACTATTATATTTTAGTATTTGCTCTTTATATTCACCAATATTGTCTTCTAAATTATCAAATATTTCTTTTAATAAACTATTATTACTCAATAAATGTTCCAATTTATTTGTTTTTGTATAGTTAACTTGGTTTGTTAAATATAGTAAGTCTATGTTATTTATAAATGACTCAATAGGTTTGGCTTCTTTGGCTTCTTTGACTTCTTTAACTTCTTTGGCTTCTTTGGCTTCTTTGGCTTCTTTAACTTCTTTGGCTTCTTTAACTTCTTTAACTTCTTTGGCTTCTTTAACTTCTTTGGTTTCTTTAACTTCTAAATCTATAGCAACTACATTACATTGTTTGGATTTCTTATTTTTATTATTTTTCTTATTTTGTTCCATAGTTACTTAGTATTATAATAAACTTTATTTTAAATCCTTTAATTGAACTCGTGTTGAGTTATAAAATATTTCATTTCCAATTGAATTTGATATATTTGGATTAAAATCATTAAAACTTTCTTCTTTAAATAATAAATGCTCATCTAAATTAGTATGGTGTCTTGAAAAATTAATAGTATTTTCATATAAATCACTATTAGTATTTGGAAGATAGGCAACTTGATCTGCTTTTTGTAAAGCAAAAAATTGATTTCTTAAAGTAGATTCTTTATCAATATTTGTAGCAAAACCGCGAAAATGTGGTTTTCGTGTTCCTGGAAAAAATGTATTACTTACATCATATAAAACATTACTATTAATAGGAACGGTTGCTTCAATTGGGTGATTATAAGTAGGCATCAAAGTATATTTTGTATTTACCGGTCTAAATGAAAAGTTCATTCCTAAATTACTGGATGGAAAATTTCTATTTGCTATTGAATTATTCATAATATTATGATCCTCAAAATTATGTAAAGTCACGTTATACAAATCATTGGTCATCGCCATTTTATTATATATTATAAATAATTTCAAACTTTAATTAAAAATAAAGTTAT